CACGGCGCAGGCGGCAGCACCACCATCAACGGCAATATCACCCACAGCGGCGGCACGCTTTCCAGCAACGGCGTCGTGCTCGACACCCACACCCACCAAGGCGTCACCCCGGGCGGCGGCCATACGGGGGAGCCGGTCAAATGATGGACGCCGCCACCGGCCGCCTGCTGCCCCTGCGCGAACACCTCGCCCAGTCCGTGCGCAACATCCTGTCCACCCGCATCGGCACGCGCGTCCAGCGCGAAGAATACGGCAGCCTGCTACCCCTGCTGATCGATATGCCGCTGAACGAAATTACCCTGCTGCGCTGCGCCTCCGCCACCGTGATGGCGCTGGCCGCATGGGAGCCGCGTTTCACCGTCACCGCCGCCGCCGTCCCCCCGCTTGCCGACGGCAGCGGCCGCGTACGCATCGCCGTGGAAGGCGAGCTGAACGGCCGTGCCGAAACCTTCGTCGTCAATATGTGAACCGTCATGAGCCAAGAAATCGACCTGACCCGCCTGCCCGCGCCCGATGTGATCGAAACCGTTTCTTTTGAAGACATTTTCGCGCGCAAAAAACAGCGCCTGATTGCGCTGATGCCCGCAGCCGCCCGCGCCGCCGTCGCCACTGCCCTCGAATTGGAAAGCGAGCCGCTCACCGCCGATTTGCAGCAGCAGGCCTATTCCGAAATGCTGCTGCGCGAGCGCGTCAACGACGCCTGCCGCGCCACCTTCCTCGCCCTCGCTGCCGGTGCGGACCTCGACCATATCGGCGCCTCGCGCGGCCTGACCCGCAAAACCGTACAGAAAGCCGACCCCGCCGCCCGTCCGCCCGTGCCCGAAATCAAAGAGTCCGACGCCGAGTTCCGCCGCCGCATCCAGATGCATCCCGAAAAATTCGCCGTGGCCGGCCCCTATGCCGCCTACCGCGCCCACGCCCTCGATGTCGAAGGTGTGGCCGACGCCAACCCCTTCCGCCCCGTGGCCGGAACGGTGCGCGTCTACATCAAAAGCTACGACGGGCAGGGCATCCCGACCCGCAATTTGCTGGACGAAGTCGCCGCCCACCTCTCCGACGAAGAACGCCGCCCGCTGTGTGATACCGTCGAAGTGGCGGCGGGCAGGCCGAAAGACATCACCATCGAATACGAAACCACCTACGAGGGCGGCCCGGACAAACGATTGGTGGCCGCTGCCCCGCGCGAAGCGCTGGATGCCGTCATCCCCGCCAACCCGGGTTGGGCGGGCGAGCTGGCCTTGTCGAAAATCATCGGCGCACTCGATACGCCGGGCGTGAAAAAAGTCCGCCTCATCCGACCGGATGCCGACATCTCCTGCGCCGCCGGGGAATTTATTCGCGTCACTTCCATCACTGCACGGGAGGCCGTCTGAAATGGGCATCATGCCGAACGGCAGCACACCGCTGCAACACATGCTGGCCGAAATGACGGCCGAAGAACTCTCCGCCGTCGACTGCCGCGAAATCATCCGCGCCCACGACGCGGCCGTCTGCGATGAAAAATGGCTGCCTTGGCTGGCATGGGAAAACAGCATCGGCGACGCCGAAGGCTGGATATTCGCCGAAAGCGAAGAAGCGCGGCGCCGACTGATTGCCGATTTCGTCGCCAAACACCAAAGCAAAGGCACGCCCGCCGTTATCCGCCGCCTGTTCCGCGATTTGCAGCTGGGCGAAATCGACATCATCGAGCGCGCCTCCTCCCTGAGCTGGAACGGCACGGCCAAATTCGACGGCACCTACCGCTTTGGCGGCGAAGCGGGCGACTGGGCGAAATACGCCGTTATCGTCCGCCGCCCCGTTTCCAACCGCCAGGCCGCGCAGCTGCGCGACATCCTCGGGCAAATCGCCCCCCTGCGCTGCGAACTGGTCTACATCGATTTCCGCAACACGCCGCTCAAATGGAACGGCGAAATCACATTCGACGGCACATACAACTTCGGAGCAGCCTAATGACCAACTTTACCGAACAAAACGTTTTCACCGCAGGCGTGCGCATGATAGAGCCGGGCGACAGCGTGATCGGCGGCGTCAACGCCCCCGTCAACCTGCCTTTCCAAGCGCTGGCCAACCGCACTCTGTGGCTAAAAACCGAGCTGGCCACAGCCGTGCAGAGCATCGGCAGCCTACAAAGTATCAGCATCACCGCAGGTGCAGGGCTGGCAGGCGGCGGCAGCCTGTCTGCCAACCGCAGCCTCACCCTCGCCACCCCGTCCACACTGTCGGGCAGCACCTCAAACTGGGCGGGCAACGGCTCCACCGGCCACACGCACGAGCTGGCCAAAGCCACCGCCACCCTCGCGGGCGTTGTCAAACTCGTCGACAACCTCACCGCAGGCGGCCGCGACGCCGCTCTGTCTGCCGAGCAGGGCAAAATCCTGAAAAAAGACATCGAGGGTAAAGTCGCCCAAGCCGCCCCCTCCGGCCAAATCGCCTTCTTCGCGGGCAGCAGCGCCCCCGCAGGCTGGCTCAAGGCCAACGGCGCGGCCGTGTCCCGTGCCCTGTACGCCGCCCTGTTTGCCGCCATCGGCACCACCTACGGCGCGGGTGACGGTAGTACCACCTTCAACCTGCCCGACCTGCGCGGCGAATTTATGCGCGGCTGGGACGACGGGCGCGGCATCGACCGGGGGCGCGCGTTCGGCTCGGCGCAAGGCGACGCCATCCGCAACATCACCGGCGAAGCAAAATTTGGCTACGACGGTGATACGGTTTATGACCACAATGCCGCAGCAAGTACATCAGCAATCTACTATCCGAACCGTAAAGTACAAGACACGGTTAATAATATGTCGCTGTTTTCCAACGCCGCGAACAATTGGCGGCCGTTGGTTTTTGATGCCTCCCGTGCCGTGCCCACTGCCGACGAAAACCGCCCGCGCAACATCGCATTGTTGGCCTGTATCAAAATTTAAGACCGTCTGAAAAGGAAAAATCATGAGCGAAAACCAATATCCGCCAACCAAGCCCGTCTGCCAGTTGGATGCCGACAACCTTTACCTGCACCAAACCGTAGCCGACCTCGACCCGCTGGCCGCAGACGGCAGCTACCTACTGCCCGCCGGCTGCATCGACACCGCACCGCCCGCCGCCCGCGCAGGCTTCGCCGCCCGCTGGCTACCCGAAAGAGCCGAATGGCAATACCTACCCGACCATCGCGGCAAGACGGCTTACCGCACCGACGACGGCGCGGAAGTGCGGGTTGAACAGGTGGGCGAGCTGCCCGCCGAGCTGACCCTGCTGCCGCGAGAGAACGAACATCAAACGTGGGATGCCAAAGCCAAGGCTTGGATATTGCCTCCAGACGTTGCCGCCCGGCTCAAAGCCGAGCAGCAGGATGAGGTGTGGGAGCGTATCAAGGCCAAGCGCTACGACAACCTGCGGCACGGGGTGTTTGTCAAAAGCGTGGGCAAATGGTTTCAGACGGACGATGCCACGCGGCTGCAATATCTGACCCTGCGCACCCTACCGAATGAGGCGTTTCCGCTCAAAGAACCGTGGCGGACAATGGACAACACCGACCTGCCGCCAGAAAAGTGCACCAAAGCGTTGTTTGAAGAGATTGTCATGCAGATGGTGGCGGACGAGATGGCGGATTTTCGCAATGCGAAACGCCACCGCGCCGCCATGCTCCAGGCCGAAAACCCGCTGGAATACGACTACAGCGACGGCTGGACGGCCAACTTTGACGAACAGCCCGCCGCCGAACTTGAGGAGGCGGCAAAATGAATCAGTCGCAAATCTACCTCGCCTTATACAAAGGCCGCCGCGACGGCACAGGCATACAGGTACAGGCCGCCCGCCTTACCGATTGGGCAACCCGCCGCCTCACGCGCGGCATCTACTCCCATTGCGAAATCGCCGTCGCTTTGGACAGCGGTCAGTTCGAGTGCTACTCCGCCAGCATCCGCGACGGCGGCGTGCGCCGAAAAATCATGCCCCTGCCGCCCGACAAATGGGACTTGCTCCCCCTGCCCGACATCTCAGGCCGTCTGAAAGCCCGGTTTACCCAAACCCAAGGCCAAGCCTACGACTGGCCGGGCGCGCTGGGTGTCGTTTTCAAAACGTGCGAGCGGGGTGACAAATGGTTTTGCTCCGAATGGTGCGGACAAGTCCTCGGCCTGCCCGAAAGCTGGCGATTCTCACCCAACGACCTAGCCGCCGTTTCCCGCGCGGTGTTTGACATCAAAAGAAAGTAAAAATGACAATATTACAGACAGACAGACAGACAGACAGACGCCAAACCTGCGCCGATAGTCAGATGGATGGGCGGCAAGCGCAGATTGGCAAAACACCTGCTGCCCATGTTCCCCGAACACACCTGCTACGTCGAGCCGTTCTGCGGCGGCGCAGCCCTGTTCTTCCTTCGTCCGAAGCCTGCAAAAGTAGAGGTGCTCAACGATGCAAACGGCGAGCTCACCAACTTCTACCGCGTTGTCCAAAACCACTTTGACGAGTTCGTCCGTCAGTTCGAGTGGGCACTCACCGCCCGCGAAACATTCGAGCGGCTGAAAGCCACTCCGCCCGAATACCTGACCGACATCCAGCGCGCCGCCCGCTTCTTCTTCCTGCAACAGACCGCCTTCGGCGGCAAAACCACCGGGCAGTCCTTCGGCACGGTCACCTCAAAACCGGCATGGAGTGCCGCCGACATCGCCGACCGCCTGCATGCGTCCCGCCAAAGACTGGCGGGCGTGCAGATTGAAACGGGCTCATGGCATAAGTGTTTTGCCCGATACGACCGCCCGCACAGCTTCTTCTACCTCGACCCGCCATACTGGCAGACCGCAGGATATGGCGGAAGTTTCGAGTGGGCGCAGTACGAAAAGCTGGCCGAAACCATGGCCGATGCGCAGGGTAAAGCCATGCTCTCCATCAACGACCATCCCGACATACGCGCCTTATTCAAAGACTTCCGCACTACCCGCCTCGAACTGGCATACAGCATCAACCGCGACAAAACGCAAAAGACCAGCGGCGAGCTGGTCATTTGCAACTGGTAGGCGGACAGGCTGGAAAAGCCCCTCAGTACGCCTGCCGCTCGCAGGGCTGAAAAGCTTATGACACAGTATCCCGACAATTTTTCCGAAAGAGGTAAGACATGGCTCAAGCCAACCGCCATCACGGCGTCACCACGACCGAAAGCACCGAAGGCGTCCGCTATATCTCCGACATTTCCACCGCCGTTATCGGCATGGTATGCACCGCCGATGATGCCGATACCGCCGCTTTTCCGCTGAACAAACCCGTCTTCTATGCCTCGGCCGCCGAGGTTATCGGCAAGGCGGGCAACAAGGGCACGCTGGCCAAATCGCTGGACGGCATCATCGACCAGGCGGACGCACAGATTGTGATAGTGCGCGTGCCGCACGATGCGAACGCCGATGCGCTCAAAGCCAACGTTATCGGCACGAACAGCGGCGGCGTGTCCACCGGCATCCAAGCGCTGCGCCGCGCCAAATCCGCCTGCGGCTTTGTGCCGAAGATTCTCGGCGCGCCGGAATTGGACAGTCAGGCCGTTACCGCCGAACTGGTCGGCGTGGCGCAGGCCACCCGCGCCTTTGTATACGCATCAGCAGGCGGTGCGGCCGACCTGGACGAAGTCAAAGCCTACCGCGCCAACTTCGGCCAGCGCGAAATCATGCTGGTGGACAACGAGTTCACCACCTTTGATCCGGTATCGAAAACCGAGGTCAAAGCCACCACCATTGCCCGCATTCTCGGCCTGCGTGCCAAACTCGACCAGCAAATCGGCTGGCACAAATCCATTTCCAACGGCCTGATTAACGGCGTCACCGGGCTGCAATACGACCGCAGCTTCGATTTGCTAGACAAAAACTGTGAGGCAAACGTCCTCAATAACAACGAAATCACTACCCTGATCCGCGAGGACGGCTTCCGCGTTTGGGGTAACCGCACCTGTTCGGAAGACCCGCTGACAGCGTTTGAAGTCGCGGTGCGCAGCGCCCAGGTGATACAGGAAACTATCGCGTCGTCCTTCCTGTGGGCGATGGACAAGCCGATGAGTATGGGGCTGTTGCAGGACATCATCATGGGTGTGAATGCCAAGCTGGCCGAATACGTCGGCCAAGGCCGCATCCTCGGCGCCCGCGTTTTTATCTCCGATAAGAAAGTAACCGCCGAAGCCATCGGTGCGGGCATCTTTGGCATCGATTACGAATGGACTTATGTGCCGCCGCTGGAAAACCTGCAATTCCACCAGCACAACACCGGCACATTCTTCGTCAACTTGGCGGAAAAAGCGGTCGAGTTCGGCCGCACCCTCAAACCGTCCACCATCTGAGAGGCTGACACATGAACAAACTCCCCCGCGTGCTCAAAGGCTTCAACGCCTTTATCAACGGCGACAACCAGCACGGCGTACTGGTGGAAATCACCCGCCCGAAAATCGCCCGCAAAACCGAGGACTACACCCCCGGCGGCGGTATGGGCGAAATGACCATCGTCCACGGCTTTGAAAAACTGGAGCTGGAAATCACCAGCAAGGGCTACGACGCCGACATCCTGCGCCAGATGCAGTCTTCCGCCATCAGCGGTACGCTCATCCGCTATCAGGGCGCGTTGCAGCAGGAAGACGGCACGGCCTACCAAACCCTGCAGGGAGAGGCGCGCGGCCGCATTATCGAAGCCGACCCGGGCGGCGACAAGCAGGGCGAGGGCGGCGAGCACAAATTCAAAATCGCGCTCACCTACTGGAAAGAAACGCTGGACGGCGAAGACGTTGTCGAAATCGACATGCGCAACAACGTCGCCAAATTCGGCGGCAAAGACGAACGCGCCGGACTGCGTGCCGCGCTGGGCATCTGAATACTGAAGCAAAGGAAACGACATGGCCGAAGCCAATATCCGCATCAACCCCGACAACACCGTCACCGCCACCCTGTCCGATGGCAAAAGCTACGTTCTGCGCGAGCCGCGCGCCAAAGACATGGACGGCCTCTCGCAGGACTTAATCAAAATCAAGCACACCGATCAGGTGCAAAAGCTGCTGGCAAAAATCAGCACGCCACCGGTCACCCGTGCCGTCTACGGCAATCTGAGCATGGCGGATGCCGACGTGTTCAACACCTGCCTGAATTTTTTTTCAGCGCCGCCTTCGGCGAAAGCCGAGATGCGTTCTGCCTTGGTGGAACTGGGCTACCTGTCGGACTCCGAATCCGCGCCCGCGACGCAGGCAGAATCCTAGATGCCGAAGAAAGCCTGTACGGCCTGGCCGAGGAAGAGGATTTGCAGTTTTTCAACCGGACGGAAGACTGCGCCGCGCAATGCGCCTTGGTTTTTGGCGGCGGCATAGGGCAATGGCGGGATTATCCGCTACTCGAACTGCTGCGCTGGACAGACCGCGCCTACCGCGCCGCCACGCAGGAAGAAGACAAATAGAAAAGCCGCCTGCAATCAAAATGCAGACGGCTTGTGTTTTTCAGACGGCCTAAGGCAGGACAAAGAAAAGAAAGAACAGGGCGGTCAGCGCAACGGCAAAAGCGGCCAGCCAGACCATGCCTTCGATACCGGCCTGCGCGGCCTGCAACTCATCGTGTTTCTGCATCTAAACCTCCTGCGGGGTAACTTATGGATTTGGTACAACAGATTATCATCAAGGCCACCGACAAGGCAAGCGCGGCCTTGCAGCGTGTGCGCACCAACAGCACGGGCTTGGCCGGTGCCTTGGACAAGGCCAACAAAGAGCTGAGGAGTCTGGAGGGCGCGGAAAAAAAGCTGGCGGCCTATCCCGGCTTGAAAAAGAAGTTGGCCGAAACCAAGCAGGCATTCCGCGACAACCAGCGGCAGCAGCAGGCGCTGCGCGAGGAAATGCGCAAAAGCGGCACGGCCACCCGCACACAGGAGCGGGAGCTGTCGCGCCTGCAAATGCAGGGGCACAGGCTGCGCGACAGCTTTATCAGGCAGGCGGGCAGTATCCGCGAGAACGCCGCCGCCCTGCGCAAAAGCGGGGTCGATACCCGCAATCTGGCCGACGGGCAGCAGCTGTTGAAAAACAGAATGGAGCAGGTGTCCGCCACCACCGTCAGACAAAAAGCCGCCTTGGAGCGGCTGGCGGCAGCGGAAGGGCGTATGAAATCAGCCGGAGCAATGGCGGGCACAATCGGCCTGAAAGCGGCGGGATACGGCTTGTTTGCCCGTCAGGTCGGCAGGGGTTTGAGCCATCCGGTGAAAGCGGCAATGGACGAAGAAGACGCCATGCTCGGCATCGTCAAGCAGGTGCAGGGGCTGAAGAATGCCGACAACAGCCTCAACCATGCGGAAATCGCCAAAGTCCGCACTGAAATACAGGGGTTGAGCCGCGAGCTGCCCGTCGCCACCACCGAAATCATGGCAATGTACGAAGCGGGAGCGCGGATGGATGTGCCGCGCCAAGAGCTGGCGGGCTACGTCAAAACCGCCCCCCCCCCCGCCCCGGCCCCCCCCCGCGAGACCCCAGCGGCGCGGGGCTGCGC